ATATGAACTAGCTAAAAAATATTATATGTATGATATAGCAGTCATATATAAGCAAGGACACGAAAACCAAATAAAGAGATTAAAGCAATATGTAAGAGTAATAAAATACGATAAGCAAAAATTCAAATGCAAGAAGTTATTTTGCAATTATGCTACTGATATATGCAAGGATGTAGAAGCTGAAGAATATATCCAGGTAATACATGCTATGTATAAGACAAATAGATTGAAACCTGTAAACGAGCCAAAAATAAATAAATATTTAGCAGTTAGTAATACTGCAAAAAAAGAATATGAAGAAATAACTGATGTTAAGTGTGAAGTATTTAGGAATCCACTAACATTTAGTGATGAAGATAAACAAAAACCTATTCTATTAATAAGTGCTACAAGACTTACTAAAGAAAAAGGTAAAGATAGAATGATAAAACTAGCTGAATTGTTAGATAGAGCAGGTATTAAATGGTTATGGTTAATATTTACTAATGATACAAGTGTAATAAATCATCCAAATATAGCATATATGAAACCTAGACTAGATATAAGACCATATCTACAATTAGCTACATATGGAGTGCAGTTAAGTGATTGTGAAGGTGATTGCTACTTTACTAGAGAATGTGAAGCATTAGGAATACCTTTATTAGTAACACCTATTCCTAGCTTTGAAGAGCAAGGATTAATAGATGGTAAGAACTGCTACTACATACCATTTGATATGAACATAAAGAACATAGAGAGATTCAATGATGTACCTAGATATGAAGGATATATAGGACAGGATCATTGGGAAGATATACTAGACCATACTAGAACTAATTATAAGGAGGAAATTGATATGAAGTTCAAAGTTAGAGCATTAAGTACATATAAGGAACTAGGATGTACTGATAACGAACTAGGTAGAATACCAACACCTGGAGAGATATTCGAAGTAAGTGGAGAAAGATTAGAAATACTAACTGATCCATCAAAGAATAGTCATAATAGAGTATTCGTAGAAAAGGTAGAAGCTGATAAGAAAGAAGTATCTGCACCAGCAGAAGAGAAAGCAGTAGCTCCTAAAGAAAAAGAAGTTAAAGCTATCATACCTAAAAAGAAAAAGAGATAATGAGAAATACTAATCCAGAATTTTATTATAGTGCTGCTTGGAAACGAGCAAGGAAAGAAGTATGGTATAAACAACATTGTATTTGTAATAGATGTGGTAAACCTGTCTATGTAGATGGAATAAGTGAATGGTTACCTAAAGACAAAAGAGTTAAAGGTATAGTTCACCATAAGGAATATTTAAACAATAACAATGTAATGGATGATAACATAGCACTCAATATAGATAATCTGGAAGGTATATGTGAGAGTTGTCATAACAAAGAACATAAGTCAACTGAAGTATTAAGAAAAGGTTATGACTTTGATGAAGATGGCAACCTAATTAAAGGTTAAGCCCCCCCTGGTATGACCTTTATTTTAGTGCTTGGGGGCAACGAGGCCAGGGCAAACAAAATTTGCACAGATTTGTGCATAACCCCCTACTTTTTGTGGGATTTTAGAAGGAGTTAATACGAATATGGCAAAAATGAAAAAAGTTTCAATAAAGGAACTGAAGAATACATTTAAAAGCATTAGTAATGCTGAAGTAAAAGAGCTAGGAATGTCTTTAATCAACGAATTAGAGTTTATGAATACCACCTTGGCTAATCTAAAGAAAGAAATCGAAGAAAAAGGTGTTGTAGTAACGATGCCACAAGGTAAGTATGACATTGAGAGATCAAATCCTGCTATTGCTTCATACAATACTATGGTTAAGAATTACAATTCAACAATTAAGCAACTTTATGAGTTGTTAAACAGTAATACTGTAATTGAATCAACTGATAACTTCGAAGATGATGATTTGAGTTGATAATATGACATATATTGAAGAGTATTACAACTGGATATTAAAAAATCCAAATAAGGTATGTAATAAAGTTCGTAAGGTATATGAAAAATTAGTAAATGAGTTAAAGGTACAAAGAGAAGTATCTTTTTTTAATACATTTACAGGTGAAAATGAAACTCATGTTTATTCGTTTGATTTAGCAAAAAGTATGAAGCCAATCAACTTCATAGAAAAGTATTGCAAACAATCTAAAGGTAAATGGAATGGTAAACCATTAAAACTAGAGCTATTTCAAAAAGCATATCTACAAGCATTGTTTGGATTTGTAGATGAAAAAGGAAATAGAAAATACAGGAAAGCAATATTCTTTGTAGGTAGAAAAAATGGTAAATCAGTATTAGATAGTGGTATTGCAAACTTTATGCTAACTAAAGATGGTGAAGGTGGAGCTGAAATATACAGTATTGCTACCAAAAAAGAACAAGCAAAGATAGTATGGGATGAAGCAAAGAGAATGATCCAAAAAAGTCCTATACTTAAAAAACGAATTAGATGTCTAATAGGTGGAATATATTATGATGCAACTGATTCATATTTTAGAGCATTAGCTAGTGATAGTAATTCATTAGATGGTTTGAATAGTCATTTAGTAATTGCAGATGAAGTTCATGCTTGGAAAGATAAAAACCTATTAGATGTAATGTATGACTCAATGAGTGCAAGAGAGCAACCATTATTACTTGAAACAAGTACAATGGGAACAGTAAGACAAAATGTATTTGATAATGAATACGATTATGCAGCACAAGTAATTGATGGAACAGTACCAGATGAAACATTATTACCAATCATTTATGAATTAGATGATGAAAAAGAATGGACTAATGAAGAATGTTGGTATAAAGCAAATCCTGCACTAGGAGTAATTAAATCATTAAAAGATTTAAGAGATAAAGTAGAAAGAGCTAAAAACAATCCTATTGAGTTAGTTAATCTACTTTGTAAAGACTTCAATGTAAGACAAAATTCAATGAATGTTTGGTTATCATTTGAAGATTTAAACAATGAAGAAATATATAACGAATGGAAAGATAGTTATTGTATAGGTGGATGTGATTTATCTAGTACAACTGACTTAACTTGTGCAACCTTGCTAGGAGTAGTTAAAGGTAAGATACGAGTTAAGCAAATGTATTGGATTCCTACTAATTACCTAGAAAAGAAGATAACTGAAGATAAGATACCATATGATAAATGGCTTAAAGCTGGATGGTTAAGACTTTCTGGAGATAGCAAGATAGATTATCACGATATAACAACTTGGTATTTAGAGGAAGTACAGAACAATGATTTAAGACCATTATGGATAGGATATGATTCCTGGAATGCTCAATTTTGGTGTGATGAAATGAAAGAGCAAGGATTCGATATGGTAGAGGTAAGGCAAGGTTATAAAACTGAATCAGCACCTCTAAAGCAAATGAAAGCTGATTTAATGGATAAGAAGATCAATTACAATAATAATCCAATACTAAAGTGGAACTTATCCAATGTAGCAGTAAAGACTGATGATAATGGGAACATTATGATAACGAAGGAGAAATCAAGACAAAGAATAGATGGTGTAGCTTCTTTAATGGATGCATATGTAATATTTGTAAACCAAAGAAGTGAATACCTTAATTACATAAATGAGGAGGTTTAGAAATGGATGTTAGAAGTTGGATAGGCAACATATTTGGTAATAAGAACACATCACCACAACATAATGCTGAAACATTAGAGATAGTGGAAGGACAAAAAGCAGTATTTACACCATACAAAGGTGATTTCCATGAAGATATTGATGTATTAGCTTGTGTTGATGCAATAGCAAGGAATGGAGCAAAGATGCATCCTAGACACATTAGAAACTTCAAAAAAGATGGAGTAATGCAATTAGAGAATGTTAAAGGTAATCTTTATACAATACTTGCTAAAAAGCCAAATGAATTACAAAATGCTTATCAGTTCTATTATCAAGTTATAGCAAATTTGGAGCTTTACAATAATGCATTTATTTATATGCAACGAGATGAAAATATGGAGATAACAGGATTATATCCATTAGATTATAGTGAAGTAAAACTTTGGGAATATGATAAACAAATATTCGTTCAGTTCAAGTTTGGTAGAAGTAAAGAAAGATATGTACCATATAATGATTGCATTCACTTAACAAGAATGGTATCAAAAGATGGAATGTTTGGTGGTAGTACATTACCAGTTAGAAAAGTATTAGATATTAAGCATGTATTAGATGAAGGAATAGCAAATGCTATTAAAACTACTCAATCTATTAAAGGTATTCTTAAATCTACTAAAGCTATGTTAAAGCCAGAAGATGTTAAGAAGATGAGAGATCAATTTGTTAATGACTTTGTATCTAATAGTAATAAATCTGGAATAGGTGGTTTAGATGCTACTACTGACTTTACACCAGTTAAGATTGATCCTATAACTGCTGATAAATCACAAATAGAATTATTCGATAAAAAAATACTTGCTTATTATGGAGTAAGTGAAAAGATAATACAAAGTAATTATAGTGAAGATGAATGGAATGCTTTTTATGAATCAGTATTAGAGCCAATAGGACTACAAATGAGTTTAGAGTTCAGTAATAAGATATTTACTGCTACACAAAAAGCATTTGGTAATGAAATCTTATTTGAAAGCAATAGATTACAGTATTCAAGTAATAAAACTAAAATTGAGTTATTAAGATATGCAAATAATATAATGACTATCAATGAATTAAGAGAAGTATTTAACCTAGCACCTAGAGAAGATGGAGATGTAATAATGCAAGACCTTAACCACATAGATAGTAGTATTGCAAATGATTATCAAGGAGGTAATGAAAATGAAGGAAATTAGAAAGTTAGATATGCAGTTTAGATCTGAAGATACTAATGATGGCAAAATGGAAATTAAAGGATATGCAGTAGTATTCAATAGTCCAGAAACTTATTGGGGATATACAGAAGTAATTGATCCTAGAGCATTAGATGAAGCTGATATGAGTGATGTAGTATTGAGATATAACCATAATGATAGTTTTATGGTATTAGCAAGAACTAGAAATAACTCATTAAAGCTAGAAACTGATAATACAGGATTAATGATAGATGCTACTCTTCAAAATGATATTACTGAACATAGAGATATATTTAATGCTATTAAGAGCCAATTAATAGATAAACAAAGTTTTGCATTCACAGTAGAAGAAGATGAGTATGACTATGATACTGATACTAGAACTATTACAAAGATAGGTAAGTTATTTGATGTATCAGTAGTAGATCAACCATTTTACAATGGAACTGATGTAAGTGTTGCTAGAAAAGAAAGTAATGACTTCCTAGAAAGAAGAGAAGAGTTAAGAAAACAACACGAACTAGAAATGCAGAAAGATAAGATAGAAGCTAGAAAAAAAGAAATATTAGCTAAATTAGGTTAAACAATGAATAAAAGAAAGTTGGAATGGCTTTCTTTTTGTTTTGCTGGAATGGTGAAACTAAATTGTATTAATAAATCCTGGAATAGGAATAATGGTAGTTATACCTAAATAACAAATAAATAAGGAGGACTTATGTCAAGAAAAGAAGAAATAGAAGCTAGAAAACTTGAATTAAGAGATGAAATTGAAGCAGTAGAAAACAATGAAGAAGCTGATGAAAAATTAGAAGAACTTAATAATGAAGTTGAAGCTCTAAATGAAGAAGAACAAGAAATAAAAGAACATGAAGAAGGAGAAAAAAAAGCTGAAGAACTTGAACAAAAAAAGTTCATAGCTAAAGAAGTTATCAAGGAGGAAAGAAAAATTATGGATAACAATGAAATAAGAAACTCAAAAGAGTATATCAATGCTTATGCTGAATTTATCAAAACAAATGATGATAAAGAATGTAGAGCATTATTATCTACTGGTGTAAATGGTGGAACAGTAGAAGTACCAGATATGGTATATGACATCATTAAAACTGCTTGGGCAAGAGAAGATTTAATGGCTAGAGTTAGAACTCTATCAGTTAAAGGAAATCTTAAAGTTCAATTTGAAGTAAGTGGAAGTGATGCAGTAGTTCATACTGAAGGTGGAAGTGCAGTTACTGAAGAAGAGCTAGTTCTTGGAATTATAACTTTAACTCCAGCTTCAATTAAGAAATGGATTTCATTAAGTGATGAAGTTCTTGATTTAAGAGGTGAAGCATTACTTAACTATGTTTATGATGAAATAACATATAAGATTGCTAAAAAAAGTGCTGATACATTAGTTGCTAAAATAGCAGCATTACCTACATCATTATCACCAAATGCTGATGGTATTTATGACAAAGTTAGTGCAGCTAAAATCAAAAAAGCACCATCTCTAGGATTACCTGCTGAAGCAATAGCTAATTTAAGTGATGAAACAAGAAACATTACTGTAATAATGAATAAATTAACTTATGCTGATTTTACTGCTGCAAGATTTGCTGCAAGTTATCCTATTGATCCATTTGAAGGAATGACAGTTGTATTTAACAATACATTACCTGCT